AGGACGCCGAAGAGATTAAGCAAATTGTAAAACAGTGCATGACAACAACAGAAGGCTGGGCGGTTCCGCTTACGGCCGATGTTGATGGCCCACTTGAGAGCTGGGGAGATAAGTACCGATGAGAATTGTAGTTTTGTCAGTAGATCCAGGTAAAGCTACTGGAATGTGCTTACTTTCTCTTGGAGAAGGAGCCGCGGAGCCTGAGCTTGAGTGGTCTGGAGAATATCAACCACACGAATTTGCAACGCCTATTCGCAGGACATTAGAAGACATAGCGGCTGAAACCGAACAAGTATCATTTAGAATAGTCTGCGAAAGATTTACAATTAACGCTCAGACCGTAAAGAACTCGCAGGCGCCGTATAGCCTCGAGCAAATTGGAGTTCTAAAGCAAATACTTCGAGACTACGGATACGAAGAAGCACGTATTGCGTTTCAAAGCCCATCTGACGCGAAAAGAATGTTTGACAACGCGGCACTAAAGAAACTCGACTACTGGCACAGAGGCGGCGAAGGCCACGCGCTCGATGCGATACGGCATGGACTTCTATACCTAGCAAAGAACGGGTGGACGCCAAAACGGCTCCTTCAAGGATACTAAGAAAAAAATTTGCAAAACTCGTTACAAATCGTCTTAGTATATGATACAGTGACTAACAACGAAACGACAAGAGGTAGAAGTGGCAGTAGCAGTAGAGCTAAGCGACAACGGCAGTTACATCAAGATTGACACCGAGTGGCGCTTTAAAGAACTATGCAAGAGCATTCCTGGCGCAACGTGGTCAGCAACAGAAAAATCGTGGAAGGTGCCGCTTAGCTGGGCATCGTGTCTAGCGCTTCGGTCCGTATTTAAGGGAGACCTCGAGATTGGCCCAAGGTTGGTGGCCTGGGCCGCAAACGAGAGGACCAGCAGAGTAGACCCAGCAAACGCTCTTCGCGAACTCGAAGAGTACGAAGGCGACGAAGATTTGTTCCCTCATCAGCGCGCCGGTGTTGCGTTCTTATCAACGGCTAGGCGAGCTCTTTTGGCGGACGAGCCGGGGCTTGGAAAAACTGCACAAACTATTCGTGCGATTAAAAACCTATCCTCGAAAGAGCAGGTATTTCCCGCACTTGTTGTTTGTCCCAACACGCTTAAAAAGAACTGGAAGCGCGAGTTTGCGAAGTGGTGGCCAGAGGTAAATGTTCAGGTTATCAGTGGTTCAGCTAGTCAGCGGCGCAAGCAGTTTGAATCAGAAGCCGATGTCTATGTCATTAACTGGGAGTCATTGCGCTCCCACTCGCGGCTTGCTCCGTACGGCTCTGTTGCTCTAGCTAGATGCACTGCCTGCGGCGGTCACGACGAAAAGGTGAGCGAGAACCGCTGCGAAGTTCATCAGCGCGAGCTCAATAAGATCGACTTTAAGGCAGTAGTTGCTGACGAAATTCACCGCTCAAAGGAACCAAAGAGCAAGCAAACTCGAGCGCTGTGGTCGGCTACTGGAGACGCCGACATTCGTTTTGCGCTTACCGGCACTCCAATTGCTAATAATGTTCTCGATCTTTGGTCAATTCTTCACTGGCTTTCTCCAGAAGAATGGCCGAGCAAGACTCGCTGGATTGACCGTATGGTTGACACGATGCTGAATGCATTTGGTGGAATGCTTGTACTTGGCGTAAAACCACACATGCAAGAAGAGTTCTACGCTGCCATCAATCCTCGTATGAGAAGAATGCTTAAGGTTCGCGTTTTGCCTTGGCTTCCTCCGATTGTCAACGAGCGCCGAGACGTTGAAATGTCAACGAAGCAGGCTAAGGCGTACAAGCAGATGCGCGACCTTATGATCGCAGAGCTCGAAGGTGGCGATGCTCTTACAGCACCTAGCCCGCTTACGCAAACAACTCGACTGCTTCAGTTTGCTAGTTCATACGCAGAAATGACAGTTGACCCATCAACTGGCGAAACAAGCGTGCGACTCATTGAACCGTCATGCAAGGTAGACGCGCTAATTGACGACATTAAGAATGGTGACTTTGGCGATGACTCAGTAGCAGTATGCGCTGTTTCTCGTCAGCTTATTGACCTTCTAAGCGTTGAGCTCGATAAGCTTAAAATTCCGCATGGAAAGATCACCGGCGCACAGAGCGAGGACGAGCGCCAACAGGCGGTTGACGACTTTCAGGCTGGAAAAATTAAGTGGATTCTTTTTACCGCACAGGCTGGCGGTGTTGGTATTACGCTTACCGCGGCTCGCAGGTTGGTCATGCTCCAACGCCCTTGGTCGCTTGTTGACTACAAGCAGGCGCTCGACCGCGTACACCGTATCGGCAGTGAGATTCACGACAGCATCAGCATTATCGACTATGTCACTGAAGGCACTATCGAAGAACGAGTGATTCAAGTGCTCGACATGAAGGCCGACAACTTCGAAGAAATTGTCCGCGACAAGACGCAACTACTGAAGATGCTAAAAGACGACAAGGAAGGAACTCTCTAATGGAAGAGACTCCAGTAACAATCAATGGTCCTCTGAGAATTTCAAACTCAGAGATTCAGACATTCAAAGACTGTAGGCGTAAGTGGTGGCTTAACTACTACCGCCGCCTTCAGCCTCAAGTTCAGAATATGACCGGAGCTCTTGCGCTCGGTAGTCGTATCCACGGCGCGCTTGATATGTACTACTCGCAGAACATTCCGCTTTTGGAAGCGCACGCGTCTTTGGTAGAAAAAGATCGCGAGACTCTACGTGAAACATTCCGCGACACTATGGACCTTGATACAGAGGCAGAGCTTGGCCGTATCATGCTCGAAGGATATCTCGAGTGGGTTGATGAAAACGGTATTGACGCAGAACTTGAAATGATCTCGACTGAAGAGATCATTTCAATGCCGATGTTTGACGGCAAGGTCGAGCTGCAAGGCAAACTTGACATGCGAGTTCGCCGTAAAGCAGACGGTGTGCGTATGTTCCGTGACTTTAAGACAGTCGGCGGATCATTTGCTGAGTTTGGCAGCATGGCTCATATGAACGAGCAGATTCTTACTTACATGGTTCTCGAGGCTGCTCAGAATAAGGAAGGCGAGCGCTGTGAAGGCGGCATCTTTACGATGCTTAAGAAAGTAAAGCGCACAGCAAATGCAAAGCCACCTTTCTACGATCAGATTGAAGTTAGGCACAACCAGTTTGCGCTCCGTGCGTTCTGGAATAGAATTCATGGCACAGTCGGTGATATGCTGAAGGTACGAAGTGACCTAGATAACGGAGCAGACCACCACTACGTTGCGTACCCACGGCCAAGCCGTGATTGCAAGTGGAAGTGCCAATTTTTCGCTATATGTCCACTGTTTGACGACGGAAGCGCCGCCGAACACGCCATTAGTGAATTGTATGCGGTCGATGACCCATACGCTTATTACAAACCAATAGAGATGAAAGGAAGTGAGTGACAATGTCAGAAGTACAGCGTTCACTAACCATCATGGTCTATGGCGAGTCAAAGGTCGGTAAGTCGACTTTTGCCGTCACGGCACCATACCCACGTCTCATGCTTGACGTTGAAGGTGGACATAGGTTCCTCCCAATCAATGTTAAGTACTGGGACCCGCTACGCGAGGAGCCACCGGTTGCCGATGGCACCTGGGATACTTGCGTAGTAAATGTAACGGAATACGACACCGTGTTAAAGGCCTACCAGTGGCTTCAACTCGGCAGGCATCAGTTCAAGTCGTTGATCATTGACTCGGTGTCAGAGCTTCAAGTAAAGTGCGTTGATAACATCGCAGGAAAGAATCAAATGCAGATGCAGCAGTGGGGCGAACTTCTTCGCCACATGGGTGCTCTTCTTCGAGACCTCCGTGACCTTACAATGCACCCAACAGCACCGCTTGAGGCAGTTGTTCTTACAGCAATGGCTCGTCAAAGCCATGACGGACGTTATCGTCCGTACCTGCAAGGTCAGCTTGCCATTCAGGCACCATACTTCTACGACATCCTCGGCGCTATCACCGTTGAGGAGTTTCCAAACCCAGACCCGACACAGCCTCCATACAAGGCGCGTCGCATGTACGTTGAGCGCACTCCGCTCTACGAAGCAGGCGAACGAGTACAGGGTCGCCTTGGAAAGATCGTAGAACAACAAAATCTCGGAGTCGAGGCAATGCTGGACATTGTGTTTGGCCCTCGCCCAGAGCAAAAAGCAAAAGCAACTAGCAAGGAAGGTAGCTAATCATGAGCACTCTCAATTGGGGAGACCTTATTAAAGAAGCCGGCGATGTCGGCTCGTACGACCCGTTGCCGGACGGCGACTATGACTTGACCAT